ATCTTTGATATATTCGCCTCTACGTGTCTCTAACACACCATGGGCAAAGAACTGTTGTCCTTTTCCACCCGGCATGGTCTCTATCGCTGCTACAGGCCCCATAGACCCCCTCACTTGGTTTATAACCACAAGGGCAGAACCGTTTCTCAGTAGTGGGAGAAGTCGGATCAGTGCTTGGTTCCAAGACCTTGACTGCCATGCCATAGGACTGTAACTAAACATATCCTTTTGCTTTATAATTTCACTGGGGATAAGCCCTGCAACACTATCCAACACTACTATGTCTACACCCTTTTCCATACCCGCAGCCATAGTGTTATAAGCATCCTCAGCATTCTCCGGTACCTTGAGAAGAACTCTATTAGTATCTAGACCACACTGAGTCATCCACTCACTGTCCCAAGACTGCTCAGTATCTACCCACAGCACCGTACCATTCTCTTTCTGTACATTCTCACAGAGTTTAGTACATAGATACGACTTACCTGATGACCACCCACCATAAATTAGTGTAAAGCGTTTCTTGGGTATGCCCCCATTTGTTATGTTATCTAACTGGGGTATCCCAAACGATATACGATCATATTCTAAAGCTTCGTCATTTCCAATAGATAAACCTAAATTCTTATCCTGTAATAATGTTTCAAATAAATCTTCTGCATTAGCTTTCATTGAGCGAAACCCCCGAACTTCTGTTTAGATATGCCTCTGCCCACGCAAACGAAACTGCGGCACATTGTATAATTTCTTCAAACATTCCTGCTGACCGTCCCTCGTAAACTTCACGGGCAACTTCGCCTAATTCTTCCGTTAGTATTACTGTCCAATGCTCGTCTGAATTAGCTGTTTGATCTCCCCACTTCCCATCTTGTCGTTCTCGTTCGGCTAATACCGCTTCTAGTACTCTCATTCGTGTAATTTCCGTAGTCACTAAACCACCTCCTAGTCTATTGAACCCTCATGCGGGTATTTTATCTTGTGGAGTTCTTTATCAGCTAGCATAAACAGTTTTACAAAGGCTTTACCTAAGGCTACTTTAGAGTCCTGTAATTGCTTATCGACATCATCTTCAGTATCTATGTCATGGATACCTAAAACAACTTTTGCATTATTGTAATCGCCTAAATTTACTGTGAAGGACACTTCCTGTGAAACCTTTGCCATAACTAACTCCAATCTATATATTCTTCTAGAGGGACAGATACTGGAAGTTCTCCTAATATCAAACCTCCATTATGTATCTGGAAGTCGTGTTTGGTCGCCCATGACGGCTCACACAACTCCATGTCTACCATAAGTGGTATACCTAAACTATTATCTTGTAATATATCACGAATCTTCTCAATTAATAATATATCATCCTTATGTATCTCACAGATTATTTCATCATGTACCTGTAATAACATTTTACTTTTCGTACCATACAGAAATTTATGAACTTCTATCATTCTCTCACTTAGTAAATCAGCACTAGTCCCTTGGATTAGATAGTTTACTGCTCTGTATCCCTTATCTCTATCTACTTTATATATCCGGTTATACTTACTCTTGACCCACCCCCGCTGCTCAACCATCCGAACCACAGAATCAAAGAACTTCTTAGACCCTGTGATATTTCTAAAGTATTCAGCTTTGTACCTACCAGCCTCCTTGGGACTTGTGTTTAGCTGACCCGCAAGTTTATCCTTACCAATACCATATATAACTCCAAAAGTTATGGTTTTAGCTAACTGTCGATAGAACTTATATTCCGGATGATCTTTATCGACTTTGAATGCTATCTTCGCAGCTTCTCCGTGGAAGTCCACATCCTCCTGTTTCATGAGATCAAGCATATCTGGATTACCTATATAGTTCATAAACATACGAACTTCCATCTGCGAGTAGTCATACGAGACTAGGTAATGATCTGGTCTTGGTTTGAACATTCTCCTGATAGCTAATTGCTTATCGTTAGTTTCATCTAACGACTCATCCCCTACGAACCCCCACACCTGTAAAACATCCTTACGTAAACTTTTAGCGGATATAGATGTATTCTGACCTTTAGCTGCAATGATAGCATCAACCCTACCTTGAATTTCTGTTACCTCAGCCTCAGTATTAAACTCTACATCATGTAATTTGAAGTGGTTTCTGGGGATATTCTGTAAATTGGGTTCTCTGGACGACAGACGACCTGTAACAGTCCCCCAGTTAGCGTAAGTAGTATGCATGGTGGATGCGCCCCTGTACGGTTCGATATAGGTGGAGATCAGTTTAGCTAATGTCCGGTACTGCCTAATCCAACCTGCTAGTGGGTGGTTTATCTGTACTAAAGCCCCCTCACTCCACGAGTCCCGCCCTTTGAGGGTCTTCTGTGGAGAGCGGATACCTAAGCTGGTAAACACTTCTCCTACTTGTGCAACACTGGCTACGTTGAACTCGTTCCCCGAAATTTCATATATATTCTGGAGAACTTCTTTACTACGTTTAGTTAGTTTACCTAAAGAACTTTCAACATACTTATTGTCAACTGCTACCCCAGCACACTCCATACTATATAGAACCTTAGTTAAATCTACTTCTAACTCCCAGACCTTTTCTTGCTTACTCCTAATAATCTTATCTTTGCAATCTACATATAGTCGGGCTGTACCCGCTACATCTTTCTCACAATAGGGGCCAAGTATATCGGGGGGACATAACGAGAAGTCCTTAGTCCACTTATTCTTCCGCAACACCTGCTTAGTTTCTATATCATATGCCCCTGCATCAGGCCCATATCTACGTATGAGGGTGTCTGTGAGGTTTAGAGCGTTTACATTAGTACTTTCTGTGAGACGCACCATAACAATAACATCTACTAAGTCTTTATCCTGTACCTCTAAACCTTCCTTTTCTAGAAACTTTAGATCGAATTTAATGTTATATCCAACTATCGTCTTACAAGTATTCATTACTTCCATAAGTTTAGGAAGTAAGTCACTATCAAGGTTGCTATCTAATGTTTGATGTCGGAATGGGAAGTAGTAGGTTGCACCGTCTACCCCCACCCCAACACCACAAAGTTGATTACCCTGTAAGGCGTATAACCCATTAGTTTCACAGTCAACCACCCACTCATCATATTTTGATAGGTGGGTGGTTGCCGTGTTGAATTCTTCGATAGTTGTTACTAACACTAGAACGGCAGATCGTCGTCCGCAGCGGCATCAATACTCACAGCAGTATCCGGTACTGTTACTTCATTAGAGATGGATTCCTTTGTGGATGCTCCGTATCGCTCATTCATATAGTCCAACACTGGAACTAAAGCATCTATTTCCGTAAGCTTATCACTAGGGATATCTAATTCTCTAGGACTTACTACTACAGTGTAAGATGTATCTTGCATTCCTGAACCTGTACGACGAACCCGTACAACACCCTTGTCTAGGGAACCCCAGTCGTTGTAAACATCTACAAGCTGGTTCCAGATGTAATTGCTTCGACCAAAAGCTAGCGGTACGATCTTGAAATCGTCTACGTTCTCTCTGTACAGCTTACGTCCGGAAGGGCCTTCTACAGGCTCCCATGTGTCTACTCTACGTTCTGTGTGTAACACATCGTGTACGAACGCCCAAAACCCAAACCTATGCGAAGGTCGAGTGCCTTCTGGCACGGTTGCTAGGGGGCCATTTGCACCACCAAGAACACTAGTCCATCGACCCTCATCATTGAATGTGTACATCCAGTAATCTGCGAGCTTGGGATCATTCTCATCACCTGTTGCTACTACGGTCATAAAAGCTTGGTCGCCATCTTTGAACCATAGTTCTTTTCGTAACTCTGCCGAAGTTTCCGACGAAGTACGCCTGTCTATTCTATTCTGTATCCCACTAATACCTACCATGGATTTCTCCTTTACCAATAATTTCTATCTTTTAGAACCATATCTAGTGTAGCACACTTTCGTATGTCTTGTACATCTTTATATGGCCCCGGAATCTTTACATAAGAAACTCTAACTCCCTCTCCTAACGCTGTCAAGGCTTTATCCAAACCAATTTGACCGGCTTCATCATTATCAAAACATAATACTACTTCTCCTACTGATAAATCCTGTAGTAAATCTGCTTGGGCTTTCGACATATAGGCCCCAAGGAGGGCTACCGCAGGGTAACCATTCTGATCTAACCACATGGCATCTAGTGGGCCTTCTGTTACATATATGAGTGGGACTTCGTTTATTAGATGCCCACCGAAAAGTAACCTAGACTTTTTCAGTGATTGGTTATACAGGTACTTTGGAAACCCGCTCTCTCTTCTTACTGCCCACCCAACAATACGTGCCAGTTCATCTCGTATAGGAAAAGCTAGCCCATTTTGTCCGGTTATCCCACATTCCCAACGCTTCAAAGTTTTGACTGTGAATTGCCTATCGAAAATCCAACTAGGCACAAATTTAGTGTTGTACGGGAAGTCTACTTCCGGAAGTGTGGTTAGTTCAGCCTTCTCATCATCGAAGAACGAGGTGTCTACTATTACCTCATTATCTCCTATAACACTATCTACTTGTTTACCTGATAGATTCAGATATCTTCGTAGAAACGATTTGAGACTCCCTTGACCACACCCCCGAAAGCAAATCCATACACCTTCTTCTGTGTTGATTGAGCACGAGTCGTGTTGGTCAGTGTGGAACGGGCACCTAATGGTGAACTGTTCTACTCCTACCGGAGTATTCAACCCTGCTTTTAGCAGGACTGCTGACCAATCAATCATTACTTACGTCCTCTTCGATCTAGCTTGTTAGCTCGAACAAAAAGCACAACTTCATTCTCGTAACCGTTAGAGTCACAAACACGGCCCCGGCGAATATCAGCTACCGTAATCGGTACAGATGGTTTCCCCGGCCCTTTGCTCTTAGTGGTTCTAACGATAACACTGTCCTCATCCTGCTTCAACCATGCGAATAATTGCATTTCTTTCCTCCTAGAAAACGTCATCTATTTCCTTTATTTCACCTTCATCAACATTCCACAAAAAGGTACACATATCGACCGGTAAATCTCCATCCCTGTACTTCTGAAACTGTATTGATCTGAGGTTATCAGAATCTTCTACCATGCACATAGAAAGTGCAATATCAGAAGCACGAATAAGAGCATCACCAAATGCTACTTGATCGGCACGAGGAGGCGCAAACATATTTGACGCATCTCTCGTAGCCTGTGTTGATACCATAATAGTCGTATCTTGGGCTAAAGCCAAGTTTTTCAAACCATAGAACAAGCTATGATTCTGTTCCCACGAAGCTGAATTCTTCATGGCAGTAGATACCAGATACACACCGTCAATGACAGTAATATCTGGAGCGTGTTTTCTTATTAGATTAGCTATACTGTGGAGAGAAATACTATCTTCCCCACTTATATGATCACATATCAGTAGATTCTTCTCATCTAACTCCGTTAGAAATTTAGCATACTTCTCTTCATCAATCGGGCTACCTGTCCTCAAGGCTCGGTGGGAAAGTTTGTAACCACTTTTATTCCCCATAATTACATCCATACGCATATCAATAGATTTTTTAGTCATCTCAGTGGATACGAAAAGTGTCTTATACCCGTTGAGAGCGGCTATTGCAGCGATATCAGTACATAGCCATGTTTTACCCACAGTAGGTCTAGCAAAGGCAGATATAAGGTCTCCGGGTTGCCACCCTACTCCAGTAGAATTAATTGAGGTAAATGGGGTTTTTATCCCTATGAGCCCGTCCCCCATTTTACGTAGGGCACTTCTCTCTTTCCAATCTTCTAACCTATCCAAGTTACCTGTATCATATTCCTGTACATCTTCATCATATAGAACTTCTATATCATTCAAATCATGTAATATTTTCCCCATGGCTTTCTTAGGGTTTTCTGTAAGTTCTTCTTTGTTACCCGCAAAAGCTGATACAACTTTTCTAAACAATACCTGCTTCTTAAATTCATCTTGAGCGTAAGAAAACTCTACTGTTACTGCATCTTTTCTTAGTTTAGAGAACTCTTCAAGTAATACTGCATGGGTAGGAAAATCTCTATACTCATCTAAATATTTCTGGACAAACATATAAGCATCCCTATGCACGGCAAAATCATTCTGCGGGTGCCTAAAAGCTTTATAGTTGTCGGAGTCACATAAATTAAAAACCAAAGCGGACTCTATAAAATTAAAACTATCACTGTTCATTCTGTACTAATCCTTTACTGAATATAGAATTCTACCATATGCGTTGTGAATGAAGGCAGATACTCCTTCTTCTGCGGACGCACCATCGGCTACTGTCTTTGCTTGCACGTATGTTTTATACGTCCCTAGTATCCACGTTTTTCGTAATTCAGAATTCTGTGTAACGACACGAAACAATCCTTCTTCAGGTGCAGCACGACTTGTTAAGTCAGTGTAGGGTATCTCTTTTGCTTTGTCAATTGGTGTCATTCCACTTCTCCAACGTATCTATAGCTTTTGCTAATTTCTGTTTATCCGATGCGGTTGGAAACCACTTAGTTTCCAAGTGTATCACAGTTCTCCAGAGGTGTCTAATTCTAGAATCCCCATATAATAATACACTAGCATACAGTTCTGGGCGTTGGCAAGTGGGTAAGTAGGAATTGATCCCACCTAGAATATACATTATATGTACGTCTTTACGTCCCTGTTTTATCCCCCCATAAAAAGCTCCTATTAATGGATAAAAACCAAACGTTTGAATAGCTTCTTTCAAAGCTTTAGTTTCTCTACCTATAAAGGTTGGGGATTTATAATCAGTATCAAATCTATCTTTGTAAAAATGACTGAAAATTTTATAGAGTGTTGGGGCGTTTTTAAACTCTATGCCCAAGGAATTTTTGTTTAACATGTTCCCTTACTGATGCTAAGGAGTTATTAGGAAAAGTCTTTTCGAACTTAAGGTGTATCTCTTTGAAGGAATGCCCGGATTGACGCAAAGCTAGAAAAGCTAATTCCGATTCCGTAAGTTGCAAAGATTGTAAC